ATGACACGCTTGGCAGAGCTAGACGCACATCGTGGCTTCTGGCAGGACTTGACCATGTATGGTAACATACCAGAACATGTGTCTACGTACCTCAAAGACGACGAAGTAATCGCAACGATATCAGCAGGGTGGGGATTAGACTACTCTGAGGTAATTCGTACACAGCAAGAGCAGCAAGCCGAAGAAGCGCGTAGAGCGCAGATGGAGCAAGGGGCTCAGCAACCACCAATGCCCGAAGGGCAAGGAATGTAAATGTTTAAATTAAGTCAGTTGTTTCTAAACGCGGAGCCTGCAGCACATACACCTGCTGCAGTAGCGCCTACTTTAGCAGTACCAACGCTCGCACCTGCGCCTACACAGGTCGAGCAACCAGCACCAGCAGCAGCAGTGGCACTACCGCCAGTAGTTGTACCACCATTAGCAGTACCTGCAGTTGCGGAGCCAGCAGTGCTACCTCTACCAGTTGCGGAGCCAGCAGCTACAGGTATTGACTCTTACCTGATTAAAGCAGGTCTTACGATGGAGCATATCAACGCTGAGTACGAAAGCTTTGGTGCATTATCGGCTATGACGAAGCAGTTACTTGCTGACGCACATGGTGACCACGCAGGTCTAGTAGAACAAGCACTAGAAAACACAAACATGATGCATAAGGACGCCGTAGCGCAAGCTACTGTTGACGTAGGCAATCAAGTAGCTGAACTGTTTAGTGTAGACGCTAAAGACGGAGCAGAAGCATTCGGTGAGCTAGTAGACTGGTTCACCAAACAAGGCAAGTCGGAGAAGGCTGGGCAATACGCTGATATGATTGGCGCAGGTGGCCTAAGTCGTGAGCTTGCTATCAAGGCAATGGTAGGTGAGTACAAAGACGCAGAGGGCGTACAGCCTACGCCTGAGCTAGTAGAAGGTGACTCGGGCAACACACGTACTGTGGGTGGTTTGATTACTCGTGAAGAGTTCAACAAGCAACGCTTTGCTATCGAAGCGAAGCATGGTTACGAGAGCCCTCAGATGAAAGCGTTACAGAACCAGCGCATGTCTGCAATACAACAAGGCCATTAGTAGTGTACCTACGTCCGTATAGACAGACGTAGGAAACACCTGTCTGGTTTAACTAGGAGTAACAACAATGAGTATTATCGGTAGTTCAGTAACAGTCGATCCGAACCGTGCTGGTCACGTAGGCGGAGTTGACTCAGGTGGTGTAAATCCACTGTATGCAGAAGAGCATTTCGGTGACGTAGAGCGTCGTATGCTAGAAACTTCATTCATGCGCCAACACTTGCGTATTCGTACAGTGCGTGGCACAGATACACTAACGTCCCGTCGTATGGGTGCAGTGTCATTACAGAAACTCGAACGTGGCAAGATCCCTACGGATAACAGCCCTACGTACGACAGTATCTCAATCAAAGTAGATACAATTGTACTAGCACGTGCGACTGAGTTCACACTAGAAGACTTCCAAACGGACAAGAACTTCCGTACGGATATTAGTGAAGAGCAAGGCGACGAGTTAGGCATCTACTTCGACCAAGCTGTAATCGCACAAGCTGTTAAAGCATCGCAGATCACCATCGTTAACCCTGATGGTTCTAAGCACGGTGGTTGGGAAGGTAAAAGCCCTAGCAACATCGAGCGTGGAGCACCAGAAGGCCATGTCGGCGGTACAGTACTTGTACTACCTGCAGCAGGCGATGAAGACGATCCAGTGCAATCTGAGCTTACACTTCGTACTGCGAAGAAAGAGCTCTTGAAGAAGAATGTACGTGAGCAAGACTTGTTATGGTTAGTTAACCATGATTGGTATGAAGTGCTATCACGTAACGAGAACTTAATCACTACAGACTTAAACAACATGGACAATGGTTCATGGTCTGCAGCGACAGTTCATCGTGTAGGCGGTATCCGTTTACATTCTACTAACCACATGCCAGCAGTAACGCATGTGCAAGGTACTAGCGATCACTTCTTGTCAAACGCAAGTAATGGTTACGCGTACAACAACACTGCAAATGATATCAAATGTCTTGGTGTGCTAATCTCAATCCGTACCTTACTAGCAGGCGAAACTATTCCGCTTACTACTAAGATCTGGTTCGATGATCTAAGCAAGATGTGGTACATTGATGCATGGACTTCATTCGCGGTTACACCAAACCGTCCTGAAGTTGCAGCAGCAGTATTCACTAGCGGCGTGTCGTAAGACACACTGTGTTATGCCCGTAGCTTAATTGCTATGGGCATTTTTTCGTAAGGAGAACAGTATGACATTGCTTGAAGCAGTAAACAAGATACTGGATAACCTAGGTACGCACCACGTGAGCGCGACTACAGTAAGGCATCCTGACGTAGTATCAGCGATGGACGCCATCCTTGTAGAGACAGACTCACTGTTAGTACGGGGCTACTGGTTTAACACACTGAAGAATGTTACGGTACCAGTAAACCATGGTAAGCTAACACTAGGGGTGCAGGTACTACACGCAACAGTACAAGACCCACATGAGCGACACACTGCAGTACGCCGTGACCGCTTTATGTTTAACCGTGTGACGAACACGTACACGTTCACTGAGCCTATGGTGATGGAACAATACGTAAGACTACAATGGGAAGAGTTACCGCACAATGCACAGCAGGCAGTAGTACATCATGCTGGAGCAGTCGTGGTGATGGATAAGCTGTCAGACACAAACAAAGCTAGTACACTAGCGCAGTCGGCTATGGCCTATGAAGGTAAACTAGACGACGACGAGCTACGTGCGCAACGCATGAACATGTTTGATAATCCACGCGTAGCAAGCACACGCCAACGCCTGCGCCGTAGAAGTTAGGAGTAAGACATGGCTAGAACGCATAATTTAGTGAGTGCACTGTTCGGGATATCTACCGTACCCGCAGTGGCAAGACCAGAGGGCTTCTGTGAAGCGCAGTCAAACTGGTCAAATGACCCTGTGAGAGGGATGGTACGCCGAGGTAGTTCAGACTTCATTGGCGCGCTAGCTAACCTTACAGCATCAGGGTACACAATAATCCAAGTGACGACAGTCACTATAAAGAGTGAGGAAGTCACTTTTGCACTAGGGCATGGTAGCGGCTCGTTAGTCATATTCGAATGGACTAATGGCGTGTCATTAACACCTAAAGCAACGATGACTATACCCGCAGGGTGGCTGACGACACACAGGTACCAGATGTACCTGATAGACAACAACTTGTATATCCTAAACAAGGATATTGTGGTAGCAGTGACGGAGACGTCAACACATGCCCATAACCTACTGAGTACATTACATATACCAACAGCACTAGGCTACAGTGAAACGGCATCATATACACTCGCATGGCGCGAGAGTGGGCAACCTGACGTAGCTCTAGGTAACGGTTCATATGCGACAGTAGCGTACGACGGTGACAACCAAGCAGCAGCAGATGCCTCACGTGCGGTAGAGAAGGTAGTAGAAGAACTGAGCACCTTAATAGCAGCACACTCGTACACGACACCAGTAGCAGGAGGTGGTGCAGGGCGTAAGTTCACTGTCGCATCGAAGAATGGTGTCCTAGAAATAGGCATGGACAAGCAAGACTTGGCCTTGCTGGATACGGGTAATCTTATACTGGAAGTAGAGTCATCGAACATGAGTGGTACAGTATCTGTGCAAGGGTCAGTAATCGCGTTTAACAGCGTGATAGCGGACACTCTAGGTATACCTCGCTACGCATCGTTAGAGACGACGAAGAAAGTACAGGCAGACCCTCGAGACGAGAAAGGTGCATACTACCTGAAACCAACAGCATTAGGTCAGGGCACATCAGCAGGCATACAGTTGATTACATGGGTAGAAACATTCGACCCGCAGAGTGTGGCGAACTTCGTACCTAGTACACTACCGTGTATATACAACATCGAGGATGAAACGCTAGACAACGCTAAGTGGGTGCAGAGACCCGCAGGTGACGCAGAGTCCAACAAGAACCCTTTCTTTGTAGGTAAGACAATAGGCGCGTTAGCATCTATGCAAGAGCGTCTTATTGTAATATCAGAGGACAAGGCGTGGATGTCAAGGACGGAAGACGTACACCAACTGTGGCGGACGTCAGCTGTACAAGTGATAGCGAGTGACGCATTTGGACTAGGGCACTCTGGCTCTGTGAGCGCGTTCGAGCAAACAGTGTTCCACAACCAGTCGTTACTATTAGTAGGCGCGAGTGCGCAAGCTAAGATAGACGGTACGGTACCGCTAACGCTGTCCTCAGCAACGCTAAGTATCACGACGAGTAATGCCGCAGATGTACGTGTGCAACCGCTAGCCTTGAGTAGTCGTGCTTACATACCCACATCGGTGTCTAACGCCGCAGGGTTACTAAAGTATGAAGCGACAAACATATCAGGTATAGACGAGACTGAGAGTATCACAGACCACATCAAGGGCGTGATACAGGGCAGTATAGCAAGCGTATCAGGTAGTGACAATGCGAACATGATAGTGATAC